GTTCATTTTGCACGGGTTCCTCAGGTTCAGGGATATTAGCCTGTGCTTCAAGCTCAGCTTCTACCTTTGGGTCTTTTATCGGTTGCCCGTTCATGTCATATTTAATCTCAAACATATATTATTTCTCCAATATTATAGAATCTTTTTGTTCCTTGTTCTCTTTCTTGGCATATCTTAACAGTGAACCATCTTCAAGTAATAATACAAAGTTTAATAATGCCTTTTCTTCATCAGGCAATATTAAAGCATTAATCTTTAAATACTCACAGGTATCCTTTGATGGTAATACCCATAGAAATTGTAAATAATCATCCTTGTGATGGTATTTAAATATCGCTTGATCCCATTCAGGGGTAGGGCATGTAACCCTTGCAAAGAAGTAATTACGTATTACATTCTGCATTAATGGTTCTTTCTTGGTCAATACAACTACAAAAAAGTCCTGATTAATAATAGTTTTTTTAGCCTCATCAACACACTGAAACAGATTACTTTCATAATCATTTAATTGCTCTTGCATCTGTTCATTTGCGGTTATATCACCAGGATCTTGTAAGATAAGCGTGTTTGATAACTCTCCTACTGTTTTTGTTCGTTCTAAATCTTTTGTAGGATCTTTTCTCTTAGTCTTTTCCTTCTTCATTGAACTCCTATATGCCCCAAGGGTTGCTTAGTCATAGCCAAGAACTTCGTTTTTACTATAAAACAACCCTTGAGTAGTTTATTGTTATTTCTTCTTGTTCTTTTTCGATTCACTGATTGCTATCGCAACCGCTTGCTTAGGGTTAGTAACCTTAGGCCCTTTTTTAGAGCCTGATTTTAATTTTCCTGCCTTAAATTCATGTAAAACCTTAGCTATCTTTGCTTGTTTCTTGGCCTTATTACACTTTTTAACCATCTTTATCCTAAAAAAAGGGGGTTTTTAGGCCCCCCTTAAAGAGTAATTCTATTTATTGATAAACTGTGTTTGTAATATCAGGGCGTTCCATCTTACCCTTGCGTACCCTCTTTTTAACACCAGAGTTTTTCGCAGGGCCTAGGATAGATTCCTTGATTTTCTTAGTCTTGCCCTTTTTGGGTAACATTGCAGGCATGTTTAGTACTTCTTGTTTGTCTTGTTTTTTCTTGCTTGGCTATTGTCTTCTTTTATTTGTGAGTCTATGCCTGTAATAGTATCATCTTGCTCAGGTGTATTAATATCACCATAAGGGTTTGGATATTCCTTTTGTACTACATTGGTTGGCATGTTTGCAAACCCTGAACCCTTGTTCATCTTGTCATCATAATATCTTTTTGCCATGTCTGGCCTTTCTTAGAAACTGTAGTCTTTAACTACAAGGTTAATATTATCCTCTAACTTTGAGGACCACTTGGACTAGCTCCTAGCCCACTTAAACTTGTTCTTGGACCTGTTGGTCCTGACATTGAGCTTTGCGGTGCCGGCATACCTTCCGGTAATTGTGCAGGCTCCGGCGTTTGCGGTAAAAGATCCTTCGGTATCGTTGGTTGTTCTTCTGACTTGGCAGTAGATTGCGCTTCGTTAGCCTTTACCATTTGTGATAAGGCAACTAACTTCTCCAATGATACTAAGTCTAGTTGTTCCACTTCTTTTAATGCCTTAACGAGGTTAAACAAGGCTTGTTCTCTGTCTTTCTCTGCTTCCGCTTCACGCTCTATAGCTTGGTGCTTAATATCGTCTATCTCCGCTAAATGTTTCATACCTTGCGTCTCATCTACAAACGCTCTCTTATATGCTAAATCCATTCTGGCTTTTTGTTCCGCCATTGTGGTTTCTGCTTGTGCTTGTTGCATTTGTTGAGCTTGTTGTTGGGCCTTGTTAGCGTTCTCTATAATCTTTTTCTTGTTTTGCATTGTTGAACATTCAAGCAGATCTTCATTAGATATAGGCACTCCAACTTCACGTAAATGTAACAGTTGAGCAAATTGCATTTGCCTTTGTGTTGAAGTATTTAAACCATCTTCAACCGCACAGTCATACTTACCAAATGCTTTATTGTAAAACTGTGGTGATGGTTGCTCTTCTATAATCCTTTGCACCTTACCAGGTGTAAAGTTAGCTTGAACTACATCAATAAGTAACTTACCTAATAACTTTTGTGATCTGTCCAGTTGATCAAATAGTACTTGTAAAGTTGTTAACCCTGCTCCTTGTCTTAACATGGAGAGTATACCCGCCTTATCATCAACAGCAGAACCTATTAACTCTTCGTTAACTCCTGATATCTCCATAACTTCACGAGCTAATAACTCTGAAAGTTGAATCATGGAAGCGGGTACATCAGGGGGAAGAATTCTTTGCACATCTGCTATATTAGCTTCTTGTTTTAAGGCTATGCCTCTGCCTTGGCCTGTATAAAACGGAGCCTTAGGATCTACTAATGCATTTTCTTTATATATCCAACCAGAATTAACTTGCGATTCTAAAATGTCTAATTCCACAACCCTTCTTCTGTTGTAGAGAAATTGAGCGTCTCGTAATCCTCGCACAACACCTTGGACTCTGAGGGTGAAATCTGCGATTTGGGGATTATAATAAGCAAGCACAGGTATAAAAGGATACTTATCAATACCCAGGGGATTCGGTCCATCATACATTACCTTTCCTTGTACCACTATAGCAAGCTTAACAGTTGGTATCTCAGTCTCTATCATTGTAACTTGTGGGTATTGTTGTAGATATGCTCTTAACCCTTCTTCATTGTCCGCTGTCCATTCTAAAGTTTCACCCGTTTGGGAATCTATTAACAACCTTTGCTTGCGATAGTCTTTATAATAAAACTCATCATATGTTAATAAGTTTTTAATACTTGGATTAAAACTTTCTGGTAAATAGTAAAATTTATTGCCTACCGGCCCCCTAGAACTCTCGTAGTTGTTCAAATCCGCTACAATCTCAGATTCATCAGGTAGTAACGATTGAACCTCTTTACGTGTCAAATATGTGCGTTTCCATAAACCATTACAATCACTTAAATCAGGCTTACGGAAGTATGGATCTATTAAGAAACTATTGTAATCACAGTTGTCTACCTTAATATTACCTGAAACAGGATCACTCCTATAGTCAACCCAGACTTGCAATAGGTTCATACCTGAAACTAAAGAACCTTGGAAAGCCTCACTGATAGTCTCTAGTATGTTCTCTTGTTGAGTGTTCCAGACTAAGATTTTTGTAAATTGATCAGATGTTTGCTCGTCCGCATTCTCCACAGGCACGGCTATCATACTTTTACGGTTACGGCGTTGATGTCCAGAGATTAAATTAATTACTCTGCGTATACGATTAAAGTTAAACTGCTTTTGCCTGTTCATTGGCCAAGACCCGTAAAGCTCGTTCCATAAGCTTTGGTCTCCAGCCATAAACCTGTTGTCTATGCTTGCTTCGTTCCAATAAGACTGATTAATACTGATTGCAGAAGCATAGAAATCCTCCATGCGAGATAGTATACCTTGGTCATTAATATCTAAGTAAAGAGAGTCAACTTTAGGAAATAAAGACATTTTGTAATCCTATATTTCATTATTATTTGTAATACAAAAGCATTCTAACATAGAGCAAAAATTAACTTCAAGGAAAAAATAAATAAAGATATACTTAAACGTTGTTTATCATTTACAAGGGCTAGAGTTTTTCAAGTATTCTCTAACCCTTGTTTTTTATACCCATTTGACAATAAATGATAGCAACTTAATATAGAAAAGGTTGGTGTTGTTAGTATGTCCTGATAACACCAAATCTTTATTGAAATGTGTGTTTATTATAACTTTTTCTGTTTTTTAATAACTACTTTTTTATAAAGAAATAATACTTCGGGCTCGGTTTCGAGCCCATTTTGTTATAAGTAGGGTTTTTTGATGTGTATTGTATAGTCGAACAAATCATTTTACTGTTTTATTTTACCTATCTATAATGAAATAGCATTCCTAACAGGTTATATTTTCCTACCTGTTAAGACTTCCAATAAATCTAGCGTAGTCATTGGGCTACGCTAGTAGTATTTAAATAAGTGAGGTAAAATAAAGCAATTATAATTATAACATAGGTGAACAATGAAAATAAGAGAAATAACACAAGAAGAAAGAGAAGCAATAACAGGGCCTGAGTTTACACCTAAAGTAGGTGATTTCTGGCAAGAAGATATCAATCATGTTTATAAATTACTAGAAGCTTACAATGGCTTAGAAATATGGAGAGAACTTGAGCCCGTTGCAGATGTTACAAAACCTAGAATAGAAAAAAGAATAGATAAACTACCCCAAAAGGTACACAATCTTGAAAATAAACTGAACGATGTAAGCCAATTAACTAAAGCTAATCGTGATAAATTGATAAGTTTTGAAGCTACGTTAAGTAACTATAAATCCTTCATAACGTTTAATGTTTATGATGAGCTTAAACATCGAGATATCATAATAGCCAATAACTATAATTCCTTAAGCAATAAGGTAACTGAACTAAGAGGCGATTTTGATAGTGCCTTAAGTTGTCAATATGATTGTTTAAATAGTAAATTAGATAACCTGATAAAGAAACTTGCAAGGATTGGCCTAAAAATAGAAGATTAATTATAAGGAAATAGTTAGTGGAAGAAAAACGAATAAGCCTTAGA